ATTGTGAAAGCTTGTATCTTGAATACTCATGTCGCGTGTCTCCCTTCTAAATCTCAATGCTTCATGTTGGGTCATTTGAATAATCCCTCCAAACTCGATTTGGCTTCTGAATTCCATCCAATCGCAGATAACACGATATTTAGGGGCTCATGGAACGTCTTATCAAATTGCTTATTATAATCAATATGTTTCTCAATTTCAAACTCAGGAGGAATTCGACGCACGAACGAAATCACCGTGTCTTCAAACATGTTCCCTGGCTTGAGATGAAGAAACTTAACCTTTTCACCATCTTGGATTGTTTCATATTGGGTGTCTAAGTTCATGTACTTCAGGAAGTAATTATAAATCAATGCACCCTTCACATGAATGGGGGTCCTGGTAATATATATGGCGCTTCCAACCTGGGGTCCCTCATAATATCCCATAAACGTGGGCTGTGTTACTTCAGCAACTCCCGTTTTATTGCGATACTTTTCGAGGCCATTACACCCCCGTGGGAATGCAATATCTGAGAGGGGCAATGTGTTGAATTCTTTTTTGAAAGTCTTCACAAACTCTATCAACTGCGGTTCCGTTCCAGTTAGAATAATTTTCAACGCTTCTTTGATCTTATCTCGGCAGATGCTGGGTGTGGACGACTTGATCGCCTCCAGCCCGTGAATCACCATGTCTGGTTCTCGGTATCGTACTCCTTCATTATCCAACACATTCAACACATAGCGTTTCTTGGCGGTCCAAATTCCCTTATCCGCAATCGCCTCACGCTTCATGTTCATCTTCTGAGCATACGCATGGGTGTAATCAGCGAGTTCCTGATAACTCATTTCGATGAATGGGTTGAGGTCCTTTTTTGCCACACCATCAATGAAGTTGACGATCCGTTGGGTATCGTATTTTCCCTGGAATACTTTATCAACCAACGGAGCGAAATTAATATACACCGAATCGGTATCACTGGCAACCACATAATCTACCGTCTTTGTCTTCATGAGCTTATTCATATACTCGTTGATTTTATTCTCGATCCACCGAATGCTCAATTGCCCAGCCAACGTAATACCCTCGGCAATGCGAACATCGAAGAATCGGAAGAATTCATTGCCCAATGCACCATATGCGGAGTTCAATCCCACTTTCTTAGCAAGCTGAAGATTCTTATACCGAGAGATGAGTGACTCCAAAATAAGTTTGCGAGCAGGATCAATACACGCTTCCTTTTCCTTTTCTGCCTCGATCTGCTTGTTTTTATATACCACTCGGTCATTGAACATCTTCTGCATAATTTCTGGCAGGAAGCCTACTTTAGTGGTATCAAAGAACTGCCCATTGGGCGCAAGCGTACACCCCACCAAACCACTCAGATCCAATTCCTTATTGAGGAGGGCATTCACCGAGACCCCCTTCCTCACAAGTTCACGCATCACGTCCGTGTAGTCTGCTGGGTCAATTAAGGTTTCTGGAGACATGTTATATTGCATAATCAAGTGGGGGTATAGACTGGTTAAGTCTTCTCCCAAGAGCCATCGGAACATACCTATCAAAGGAGCCTTCACATACGCACCCTGATAGGCTTGACTTTTGGTTGCATGTTTCTTTGGAGGAATGACCACACCCTTGCGATTCAGGTGATTGTAACAGATTGCGTCCCACATACGCACCTGAGAAAACACATCTTCATAATTTGTCTTGTTGTCATAGGCCAGCAAAATGGCCATATCAATCAATCGACCTTTGGCGTTCAGCTTCTCCACGAGTTCCACGTCGCGGATGTTGTATTCCATAAACTTTTGGAAATCGACAGAATACATGTGATGCAACGTGTCATACTCACTATAGTTGACTTTGCGTTCTTTTAATTCCACATGGGCAATGTGGTCGAGCTTGTATGATTCCTGGTTGGATTTAGGGGCATACTTCCGATACAGTTGGAGATAGTCGAGTGTGGCCACTCCCAAGATTTGGAACACGGTGTGGGGTTTGTTATAGAATGTCTCTTCCCTCCTGGAGATTCTCCCCCATGGGGACAACCATCGGGCCTTCTCTTCACCAAACGCAGGCAGGCCAACCATGCGGCCAACCAGGTAGGGAATATCGAATGTCTTCACATTCCATCCCGTGATGATATCAGGGGATTTGTCACGCCAAATATCCATGAACGATTCGATGAGATCGGTTTCATCCGCACACTGCTTCCAATCAATATTCTTTTGGTGTGGTGTATATGATTTACATCCCAGCACATAATACAGGGGATCATTTGAAAACTTGACCGTGATTGCGGTGATGGGATTGCGGCAGGTTTCGACGTTGGGCATTCCTCCAACGGTACTGACTTCGATATCAATGAAGGCCGTGACGATAGACTCGTTAGTCCATTCCATCTGCTCTTCTGGATGCTGTTCTGCGATGAAGGTGTATTCGAACTTGTTGTTTCCATGAACCGAGAAATTCTCTACATCTTCATAGGTCTTGAGAAATTCCCTAGCTTCAGAAATACTAGGGAAATCCAACACATCAATGGGGTTGCCCTTGAGATCTTTCCAATATTCTCGTCCTGGGACGGTAGGAGCGTTGGAGTGCATGAAGAGGGTCGGCGCATATTCCATCTTGCGACGAACACGCCGACCATCCTCAACCCCGCGATAATATATGTAGTTGCCCTGACAGGCAACACTGGTATAGAATTTTTGCATCATGTATGATAGCACATCACAGAGTAAATGTCAACCCCTACTAATACCTGGAGGCATCACGATCCCCGATCCGAATTGTGAACTATACGCATTCTCTAACTCACGTACAGGCGTCACCACGGTCAGCATATCATCAACAAGGAAGGGCACACCCGTTTCCCACTCTTCGGTATACTGTAAGAAGGGAGAAAATCCCATACTCACTTGACCAGGCTTTCCAGCGGGGTCCTGATTTGGTACCATTACCACCTGAACGGGTTTCTCAACGATGACGACATTTTCTGCCTCATCCTTCCTCTTATAATCTCCGATGATTTGCAAACCATTACTGAACACAATCATCTTTACGCTCATGACAAAACCTCCTTGGTGAGTGAACTATTATCCCCGTTCACATAAGGGGCGAAGTCTCCTGGCTTCCAGTTATCGGGCTTCATAATCTTTCCATCTGCACGGCGCTTGAGTTTGCCAGTTAGAGGATCTGTTTGTAATTTGCTCATATTGGCACGAGTCAATTCATCCCAGGCCCCACGGACATCCCACCCACGAACAAGACAATATCCAAGAACCACCCAAATAAGATCCATGGCTTCGTTGATCCTATTCACATCGTTCGGAGCATCAGTAAATTCTGTATATTCTTCATCTATCAGATTTCGATAGATCTGAATATCATGTTCATTTCCCAGAACATCATGTTTAGCATCTGCATCCACCTGTCCAATCTTTTCAATAAATCCCAACACATCATCACGCATGTTCATCATCAATCTCCTTAATATAATTTATCCACTTGGTTAGAGAAAAGACTTTCGTTTACTGGATCAGGACCGTTAAATGCTGTAATCACGTAGTAATACCTGATTCCCTCAATTGCTGTCGTATCGGTATATGTGAGATTGGCGGTGGTATTAAGTACGTCTTGGCCCTTTACCCAATTATTGAGTGTTGTGGATCTGTAGACTCGATACCCTAACACGAGATCCTTGGCATCATTGGCACTCCAGGCCAGCGTACCACTGCAACAGACAACTGGAGGAACAGGAGTTGGTGGGGGTGTGTCTGAACTGTCCGCGCATCCGATCACGAGAAGCATCATCACACATAATAAAAATTTCTTCATGGCTTCATAAACTCACGTCCGGTGCGTCTCAAATAGGCTTGGCGTAATTCTTCGGCTTTGATTTCTTCATCTGCTGATTGCTTCTTCTTGAGCGCATCAATGCGTTCTTGCCACTCAACCATAAATTTTTCACTCGGTTCCATAATACCTCCTACGCCAGAATGCCCACCTTATAAACCGTCTTACCATTCTCTTTCATGGCAGTAAACACATCGCTCCGGTTATTGCCTTTTACAAACCCACCATGTACCCATCCTGAATTTGGTTGGCCTGGGGTATAGAATTCCAAAATGATCTGATCCCATTCAGGAAGATTATCCACACACCATTGAGCAATCACGGCATTAGCAATGCCATCCACTTCAAAGTCCACAGCCTGCCCAGAGCAGTGCTTACTCCGCTTCATGATCGTAGAGGTTAAAGGATTGATCGCCATATTTAGGGCGAGTGATCGATAGCCTGAATTGACTCGTACCGACCCGAAAACTTTTCTCACAGGTTCCAGAACATTATCGCATACTTGTTTGAGATTGTCAATATATTCTTCTGTGGGCGTGTTATCGATGTTTAATCTTGTAGCCGTATCACTTCTAACCAATTCATTCAAAGAAAAATGCTGACTTAATTGCATGACAATCCTTTCTCTTTACATCTATCAATCTGGTTTTCCACTCATGTTTTGGAATAATATGATGCCATGGCATAATTACGTCCACAAACCTTGTCGTATTTCTATAAGCATGTGGAGGTATTCTTGATCTTCTTGGTTGTATTTATCTTCCAATTCTCCAGCCCGTTTCAAAAATTCAGAGTATCGAGGAGACCAATCCCCGAACTTCTTTCCTCGTCCCTCTTCTTCATCCGTGAATCCTTCTGCATCGTCAAATGGATCTGGTCTTGCCGGTCGCTCATGTTTCCAAAACTTATAGAGACGGAACACCGCTTTAGCATGTTCAACTTGACTAGGCATATCGGGCAGTTTCATGGCCCATCTCAAATGATGAAGTCCACGAAGGGCATTGCGGCTGGGTGGCATGAACCATCGTAGAATAGGAAGGTCAGCCATCACACGATACATCCGTTGCCATCGAGAATGTTCAAATGGATACACGCCACAGAGTCCAAATGTTCCACATTCCAGTTCCACGAAATCCACCAGAAGTTGAAACATCGCAAACATCATGACGCAATCGGTATCATGATATTGCCCACGAGAAAACTCTGGATGATTGATGGTGACGCGATGACTGGGTGAAATCCATCTATTGTGGATATAGGCCAACGGATCTGTAAACCTCCGTAGTCTCATCGTGCACCAGGCTTATATTTCATAAATTCATCCTGCGTTTGGGAAACCGTGGTGTGAAATGGAGTGCTGATCTTTGGTACACGGAGAGCAAACTTACGTGATCGTGGTTGCCGATATGG